GCTTAGATAAGAAAGGCCAAGGCCAAGCACTGGCTGACGCGGCACTGATTGCAAAGTTTGGAGTAAATAAGAATGATTAAACCAAAGTGGAATAGTGAAGCAGTTAAAGCGTATGAAACTGGACAAGGCGTTGAGTTGGTCAATGAACCTTATTTACATTATGTACCTTTGACTACAGAATCAGAAAAGCAAGAGCAAGGTGAGCCTGTGGGATGGATAGACAGTAAAGGCTACATGATTTGTGTAAAGACAGATGAATCATGCAGACCTCTTTACACCACACCACAGAGAACATGGGTGGGACTGACTGCAGAAGATGCAGACAGCATAGAGTGTTGGTTTAGGGAAGAGATAGAAAATGATCGCTTTTCTGTTCAAAACTTGATTTCTCGTATAGAAGCTAAATTAAAGGATAAGAACATATGACCATCAACATATCTTTTTCAGACAAATCAGTGCGAGTCGCCGTTGAACTTAATGGCGAAATTGAATCTGCAATTAGTGAACTGCCACAACGCACATGGGTAGGGCTAATGCGTGGTGTGCGCGTAGAAGGCAACATCGTGGTCATTACAGTGAAGGGCGGTAATGATGTGGCACGAGAGTTGTGCGGTGCTTTAATCGAGGAAATGAATAAATGAATCAAAAGGACATTAACGACGCGGTGGACTACCTTTACACGCATGGTCGGAAGTATGCCGAAGCTAAGGCTCATCGCACCTACTTGGAAGAGTATCGTAAGAGCCAGAAGGCCATGCTGATGAAGGCGGCAATGTCGCGTGGCATCAAGACCGTGGCGGCGGCAGAGATCGAAGCCTATGCAGACCCATCATATGTGGAATTGCTCAAGGGCCTAGAAGGGGCCGTAGAGGCCGAAGAAACCTTTAGATGGGGATTGGTATCAGCGCAGGCTCGAATTGAAGTTTGGCGCTCAACTGAAGCCTCCAATAGGGTAATGGATAAATCAGTAATGTAAAGGAGAAAACATGAAACATTTAAAAGAAACTGAAGTCTGGCAAAAAGAGAAGCTCATGCGCGATCACCAGCTCGCTGTAATGATGATGATTCGTCAGCAGATTGATATGGTTGGTCAACTCATGGAACGGCACAAGGAGCTCGTCAAGGCACCTTTGTCCTACAACATGTGTGTTGGCCTGCTTGAACAATTGCAGGGGCATTCGTTCTCGGCATTCAATGATAGTGGCGCCGCCGCACCTTATATACCCGACCGCGACTCAACCCCTTATTTCAAATTCCCGGATGAAATTGTTGGTTTATGAACGGCAGTTACGACACGCTAGAAAAAAAGTGGGTGGGGCTCGTCAAAGAACAGCCCTGCTCAGTCTGTGGACAGCCGGGGCCCAGTGATGCACACCACATAGAGCAGGGTGAGCACTTCACGGTGGTGGCCCTCTGCAAGTCCTGCCACCAAGGCTCGAACATGGGTTGGCATGGTAATAAGCGGGCATGGGCCATTGCCAAGATGGATCAGCTCGACGCTCTGAATATGACCATCAGGCATGTGTTCAAGTCGCTGACTACTAATTAAATTAGTAGCGCAAATACAACATTAGGGTTTTCCTTAGAAAATATTTGTAAAAAGTGCTTGCAAGACTCTAACTTTGAGTTATACTTTCTTCACGGTCAACGAGATCGGTTTAACTAAAAAGGTAATTCAAATGATCACAGCTACTCAAGCATCCATCCAAGCTCTCGCAACTGTAGAGTCCTTAACATCAGACATCGACGCACTCTATGTGCTCGACCAACAGGCCAAAGCTCTCGCAGAGCAAGTCAAGGCGATGAAAGAAACCCTCGCCAACAAGTACGGCGAAGGCAAACACCAAGGTGAGTTGCACAGCGTTGATATCAAGCTCGTGCAAGTTAAGGGTACCGTTGATTACGGCAAGCTCTGCGTCTCCTACGGCATTCAAGATGATGTGCTCGACACTTTCCGCAAAGAAGGCCGCGCAGATATCCGAGTAACCCCAGTCAAATAATTAACGGGGCCTCGGCCCCTTAGGAGATCACCATGAGCGTAACAATCGAAAACAAAGAAACTTTTATCAAAATCGTCGAATCTGGTCGTTCCGTAATAGTCACCGACTTTGACGAAGGTTCACATATGTCAATTTTCTTCCCCGGCGGTCACTCATCAGTGGGAATGTCTCGCGAAGAAACCGAAGCCCTCATCGAGGCCCTGCAACGCGCAATTGCTGAGGAGTAAACCATGAACTATGCAAATCATTACGGTTGGTCAGATGTCAATCCCTACGAGGTTGTGAAGAAAATCAGCGACAGAACGATTGAAGTGCGCGAGATGGACGCTGAAAAAGATCATAGCGTTGAGACCACATTTGTGCCCGGCGGCTTCAGCGCGGTCAGCGACAACGCTCAGGCATGGCATATCAAGAGCAACCCACAAAACCCAGTCATTCGCATTCGCCTGCATAAGTCGGGCCAGTGGAAGGACAAGCATGGTCGTCAATTTGGATTGTCCAACAAACCACACAAGTTTTACGACTACAACTTTTAAACATGACACTCTCTGAGCTCGAAATTGTTTTGGGTGCCCTGACTAACGATTGGGTTAGTCAGGATCATGGTCTGGCAGTACAGATCATCCAAAGGGAAATCAAAAAAATGACCCGACGCCAACGGCGCAAACCATTGGCAGACATTCCACCGCACCAAAGTCACAGCGACACAAGCAGGGCGGCGGCATTGCAATCATCACTGACTTTCAGCGACACTAGGTACGGGGTGTTGTTTGCGCTGTCTAAATGGCCCATGACCGACGAAGAGGCGCAGACTGGACTCAGCATACCCGGCAACTCGTATCGGCCTTGTAGGGTCACTCTAATGGACGCAGGACTGGTTGAGGACTCAGGCCATCGCCGGCGTACCAAAGCCAACCGATTGGCGGTAGTATGGAAGGTGACTCATGAAGGGCTTAAAACTTTAGGTTCATTACACAAGGGGGCATGATGAAGACAGAAGAACGAACAATCAATTTCAAGGGCGTGGACATTTCAGTGAAGTGGCGCAAAGCAGGGTGGGTGCCGCCCAGTGAGCAAGCTGAGTATCAGCAGAAGTGGAAGCACATTCGCGAGCGCTCGCCTAAACAGGAAAAGCTTGAAAGGCTCAAATGATCACGACAATTTTGAATCTGTTGTTGATTGCGACTGTTGTGATCGTGGTGATTGTGCTCACCTTGGTCGGCATGCTTTATTGGTTAACTCGAAACGAAAGGTATTAAATGGAAAAGAAAGAACTGAGCCCACTGGCTCGCCAATTATTGGGCAACGCAGGAACCATGAAGTTCTTCACTCAGGCCGAGTTTGACGAATCTTTGGCGCTCGCGAAGGCTGAAATCATGCAAGTGGCTATCGAGACTACAAAGCAGGCCATCTTTATTGAGCGCCAAGCTTGCGCTGATATCTGTGACGAACTGGCATCTGATGAAGACGAGGGAGAAATCTCAACGGCTCTCAAGAACGCAGGGATTGCCATCAGAAACCGCATGCAATCTCAGAAGGTGCAATGATGAGTCTTGAAAACGACATCGAAAAGGTTGGTGAGCTCCTGAAAAGGGTTGACCCCATTATTCAGAAATACTTCCACCAGATCATGGATAAGCATGGACACGATGTATGCCTGTCTGTGGCGGCAAATATCAGCACCACCCTCATGACCCTATCTATCCTCATCGTGGAGCGCCGTGGTGGCGATATAGACCCCTTCATGCACATCATGATGAAGGAGGTCAAACACAAGTTCGACAATGCTCATGCATCGCAGACGACGCAGGAATTGCTCGACAAGGTCATGAAGGCCGGTCAGAACAATGATTGGAATATCTGCAGGCCACCCCCAACCAAGCACTAGGGAAAACACCTAGAAAATATTTTCATTCAAACCATTTACAGACTCTAACTTTGAGTTATACTTTAATCACTGCAACAGAGCAGGTTTATTACAAGGAGTTAGATTATGTTTGTAGTTAGAGCAAAAACAGGCGATATTGATCACGGTTTTGTAGGTCAATTTGACACAGATTATGAAGCTGATCAAGCAGTGCATGAGTATCAAAAATATGACATGCAACATCCCGAGTACCACGGCACAGAATACACAATCACAGAGGAATAATCATGACTAAAACATTTGAAACATTTAAAGAAATGAAAGAGCTGTATGCCGACAACGATTTTTCTACTGTTGCTAAAATGGTTGTAGACAGCGCGGTAAAGGCCGCAAGCATGGTGGCCTACTGTGATTACATCGCCCACCTGATTCAGGAGAGCTTAAAGGTCGAGGACAGCAATAACGAGCGCCTGTTGGCGAGTGTAGGCCGCATGAAGCTCGATCTGACCGAGACTGGCTCATTCAAGTCAACAAAGAAAACCATTGAGGTAGAAGACCGTCATGGCAAGAAATACAAAATCACTGTGGAGGAAGCGTAAGATCATGCAACACCACCAAGAAGAAACATTGATGGATAAGATCATCATCGGCGCACTGTTCGTGGGCTTTTTAGTACTCATGGCATTCTTGCCGGATTTGGTAGGTACTTATGGCAACTAAGGCGCCTGCAAAGAAAGTCGCGGCAAAGAAAGTTGCGGCAAAAACAACAACCAAGATCACAGCCAAGCCTGAGCCTGTCTACGGCATGCCTCAGGAGGTGAAGGACTGGATTGAGAGAGCTCACAGCATCATGAACCACCAACGAGGAGAGGTCGAGCGCCTGAAGGAGGAAGTCAAGGAGCTGAAGTCGTACAAGGCGTGGGCATCAAGCCGGTTGACTCGGAGTGAGCACCATGACTGAGCCTTTGGATAAGTATCCATGGGGTGATGAGATCGTGGATGAGCCCAAGAAGGTGACAACCAATCTGAAGCGCCTGCAGGAAGAGTTGCGTTTACTGTTGGATCACAATGAGAACACGCTTGGCTATGTTCGTCTACTGAATGCACAAGTGGCAGGCAACACTCACCGGATTACAGAATTGCAACACAAGATTGCCAAAGAGCTTGGAGTCGGACAATACAGTCAACCAAAGACCAAATGAAATGATTTTTTGCAGTTGCCTCCTAGTGGGGTAGCATTTGGGAAGGTGTAAAAGCCTTCCCTTTTTTTTTGGCCTATTTACGCAGAAACGAACTAAGAGTTACACTTATGGGTAATGCGCTGAAAAGATCGCGCGCCAAAAGGACGAAGTATGACGACCAAAACAAAGAACAAAGTGGGAGCTCCATCCACATACAGCGAAGAGATAGCCAACAAGATATGCCAGAGGCTATCTATGGGGGAGTCTTTGAGACGCATATGCATGGATCAGGACTATCCAGTGCAGTCTACGGTGTACGAATGGTTGTTGCGCCACAAAGAGTTTGCGGAGAACTACACACGCGCGCGGGAGGAGCAGGCTGACACCCACGCTGACGAGATTGTCGCCATCGCTGACGAAAAGCCTGAGATGCTTGAGATTAAAGACAAGGACGGGAATGTCATTGACCTGAAGATTGACTCCGGCTATGTGGCCTACCAGAAGCAACGCATTGAGGCCCGGAAGTGGACAGCCATGAAGCTCAAGCCTAAGAAGTATGGTGACCGCACAATCCACTCAGGAGACGACGAGAGCCCAGTGGTGCATGAGCACAACCTCGGCGTGTTTGGCGAGCTCCTAAAGGCCATTAAGATGCAAAGGCAGGCAGAATGATTAACTTCACCAAAGAAGGCCGCGCTTACAAGACGGGCTTGAACATACACATTGCCACCGGCGGCTTCGTGCTCGTATGGGTCTGGTATCGCCCGGTGGACTACACCCTGTCACGCGCCCGGTTCCGTCTGCGTTTGCACATCAAGCCGCGCATCCTGTGGTCAGTGGATCGCGTCAATGTCATCAGAAGCTACCTCGACACCAACGACCTGATCGTGGTCAACAGAGAGATTCTGGAAGACCTCCACGCCGTCGAGGACGCCCAGAAGCGAACCAATGAACCCTACGCCATCATTAAGCCCATATGAGCGTTGTAGACCTTATCCTCGAAGACGAAGACACTCTCAAAGAGGATTACGCCCAACGGACGAACATTGCCCAGACGGTGATCAACTGGCGCATGAAGTGGATGAAGGGCGCCCACAAGCACCAGATTGAGCCTGCAGGCGAATGGTGGAACATTTGGCTTATGCTCGCAGGCCGTGGAGCCGGTAAGACTCGCGCCGCAACCGAAACACTACTGGAATGGGCGTGGGATATGCCCGGCACTCGATGGCTTGTCTCTGCGCCCACATCAGGCGACATTCGCGGCACATGCTTCGAGGGTGACTCTGGCCTGCTTAATGTGTGCCCACCTTCCCTGATTGAGGACTACAACAAGGCCCTGCACGAGCTCAGGCTCATCAATGGCTCATTCATCAAGGGCATCCCGGCATCGGAGCCGGAGCGCTTCCGTGGAGGCCAGTGGCATGGCGCATGGCTCGATGAGCTCGCCGCCTATGATGACCTGCAGGCCGCATGGGATCAAATCCAGTTTGCAGTTCGTCTGGG